AATGGGAAACCTCACAAGATATGGTGCTGCGGATCTACCTGCTTTGTTAGATCGCATAAATAAGAATAGTATTGGTATGGATGAATACTTTGGTAGGTTGTTTGAACTCCACGAAACGACTACTAATTATCCTCCATATAATCTGGTGACAGTCAGCAACAACGAATCTAGACTGGAACTAGCACTAGCAGGATTTAAAAAGAAACAAGTAAATGTCTACACACAAGACGGAAAACTCTTTGTCGAAGGAAAAAGAGAAGATCAAGAAACCAACACAGATTACGTCCATAGAGGAGTGGCTCAACGATCTTTCACTAGATCATGGACCCTTAGTGACGAGACGGAAGTTAGATCAGTTAGCTTTGAGGATGGGTTGCTAAGTGTTACACTGGGCAAGGTAGTTCCCGAAGCACATAAGAGAAAAGATTGGTTCTAAATAGTATTGAATATCGTCGCCGCAAGGGGTGCTACTGGCAAAATCCAGTGGACACTCCTCTTTTTTTATGCTAAAATTTATTATAAAATGGAGGACGTATGCCTAAAAAAGTAAAAAAAGATAGTAAGGGTCGTAAAGAAGAATGGAGTTGGGAAGAGACTCCTGAGGCAAAGGAAGCAATTGCAAAATTAAATGCTACTAAAAGACTTCATGAAGACATTCGTAAATTGGAATTGAAAGCACCAGATTATGGAGTTGGCAAATGAGTGAAGATATTAAAGTTCTATACATGACTACTGGTGATATTTTGATCAGTCAGGTTGAAGAGGTATCATCAGAACTGGGATCGCCCGATTGTAAACTTATAGAACCGTTTTTGATTTGTGATGATGAAAGTCTATCTCCTTGGATGGTTAACTTAACCAATCAAAATACTTTTATGATTCATTCTGATAAGATCTTGACCATTGCTTCCCCAACTGGTAAACTTGAAGACAAGTACGAGAGTTTGCTGAAGTGAGTGGGTTTTATACTAACGTCCAGATGATTGGCAACAATTTTTTGTTTCGTGGATATGAGAATGGACGAAAGGTATCATATAAAGAAGAATATCAACCTACGCTTTATGTAAAATCTAAAAAAGACAGTAAATGGAAAACTCTTGAAGGTGAAAATGTTGAACCGATTCATCCAGGATCGGTTCGAGATTGTCGTGAATTTTATAAAAAGTATGATGATATTGATGGATTTAAAATTTATGGACAAGATAGGTACTTGTATCAATACATTTCTGATAAGTATCCCGAAGATGAGATCAAGTTTGATATTTCAAAAATTGATCTTGTAACGATTGATATTGAGGTTCAAGCGGAGCATGGATTTCCAGATCCAGAATCTTGTTCCGAGGAAATGTTAACCATCACAATTCAAGATTATAATACCAAGAAAATTACAACTTGGGGTCGTCATCCTTATGTTCCTACACAATCCAACGTAACCTATCATCACTTCTCTGAAGAAGTGGAAATGCTTGAAGCGTTCTTATATTGGTGGCAAAATAACGCACCAGATGTGGTTACTGGTTGGAACTGTCGTTTGTATGATATTCCATATCTATGTGGACGTATCTCCCGAATTATGGGTGAGAAGAAGATGAAGCAACTCTCTCCTTGGGGTTTGATCCGCCATGAAGAGATTCAGATAGCAGGTCGTATGTTTAACATCTTCGATGTAGAAGGTATTGCTACACTTGACTATCTTGAATTGTATAAGAAGTTTACATATAAAGCCCAGGAGTCTTATCGTTTGGATTACATTGCTGAGGTTGAACTTGGTCAAAAGAAGTTAGATCACAGTGAGTTTGATACTTTTCGAGACTTTTATCGTGGCAACTGGAAAAAGTTTGTAGATTATAACATTGTTGACGTGGAACTTGTTGACCGTATGGAAGATAAGATGAAACTGATTGAGTTGGCACTTACGATGGCATATACTGCTAAGGTAAATTACAACGATGTAATGTTTCAAGTTCGCATGTGGGACAATATTATCTACAATTACTTAAAGAAAAGAAATATTGTTATTCCTCCTCGTGATAGATCCGACAAAAGTGAAAAATATGCTGGCGCATATGTAAAAGAACCTATTCCTGGAAAGTATGACTGGGTAGTGTCTTTTGACCTTAACTCTCTGTATCCCCACCTGATGATGCAGTATAATATTTCACCCGAAACACTGGTAGATGAAAAACATCCATCAGTCACTGTTGATAAAATTCTTAATAAAGATTTGACCTTTGAGATGTATAAGGACTATGCTGTATGTGCTAATGGTGCAATGTATAGGAAAGACATCAAAGGATTTTTGCCTGAACTGATGGAGAAGATGTATGCAGAACGAGTTATCTTCAAGAAGAGAATGCTTGCTGCCAAGCAGCAGTACGAGAAGACGCCTACTGTGGCACTTGAAAAAGAAATCGCTAGATGCAACAACATTCAAATGGCGAAAAAGATTGCTCTTAACTCTGCTTATGGCGCTATCGGTAATCAATATTTCCGATATTATAAGTTAGCAAATGCTGAAGCAATTACTCTTTCTGGACAAACTTCTATACGTTGGATTGAAAGTCGAGTGAATGAGTATATAAATAATTTGCTAAAAACAGATAGTATCGATTATGTTATCGCATCCGATACTGACTCAATCTATATTAATTTTGGACCTCTTGTTGATAAATTTTATAGTAGTCGTATTAGCGAGAAAACTAAACTTGTGGAGATCATTAACAAGATCTGTGAAGACAAGTTGGAACCGTTCATCGAATCCTCTTATCAAGATCTTGCGACGTATGTGAATGCCTACGAGCAAAAGATGCAGATGAAGCGGGAAAATATTGCTGAACGTGGTATTTGGACTGCAAAGAAAAGATATATCCTTAATGTTTGGGATAGTGAGGGTGTGCGGTATGAAGAACCTAAATTAAAAATGATGGGCATTGAGGCAGTTAAATCATCTACTCCTGCTCCGTGTAGAAAAATGATTAAAGACGCTCTTCACCTAATGATGAAAGGTACAGAAGATGAAGTAATTGATTTCATTGATAATGCTAGAGCAAAGTTTAGGAAGATGTCTCCAGAAGAGATTGCTTTTCCACGAACTGTAAATGATATTGTTAAACATAACAACTCTGCCACAATTTATGGAAAAGGATGTCCTATGCACGTTCGTGGATCTCTACTCTACAATCACTATATAAAGGAGAAGGGATTATCAAATAAGTACACTCTTATCAATAATGGTGAAAAGATTAAGTTTGTTATGTTGAAGAAAGCAAATCCGATTAGAGAGAATGTGATTTCTTTTATTTCGGACTTTCCTCATGAACTGGGTCTTGACAAGTATATTGATTATGACTTACAATTTGACAAAGCATTCCTAGAACCAGTGAAAGTTATACTTGATGCTATTGGTTGGAACGTTGAAAAAGTTGTAAACCTTGAATTATTTTTTGGTTGATAACTTGTTTATTATTGATAAAAAAACTAAAAACAATTAAAGATCACCTGTGAACAATTTGGATTTGTAATTTAATGGATTTTCTTAAGGACATTGTAAAAGAGATTGGAGATGACTATACCAAACTCGCAGCAGACATTGACGACACAGAGACATTTGTGGACACGGGTTCGTACATTTTTAATGGACTTGTTTCGGGGTCTATATTTGGTGGTGTATCTGGGAATAAGATTACTGCCATTGCTGGCGAGTCTAGCACTGGAAAAACTTTTTTCAGTCTTGCCGTCGTCAAAAATTTCCTGGATTCTAATCCTGATGGGTATTGTCTATATTTTGACACTGAAGCCGCTGTTAACAAGACTCTTATCGCAAGTCGTGGCATTGACTTAGATAGACTGGTTGTTGTCAATGTGGTCACTATTGAAGAGTTCCGTACCAAAGCACTTAAAGCAGTTGACATTTATCTTAAAACGCCAGCAGATGATCGCAAACCTTGTATGTTTGTGTTAGACTCTTTGGGTATGCTGTCCACTGAGAAAGAAATCAGAGACGCTCTTGATGATAAGCAAGTTCGTGATATGACCAAGTCACAACTTGTTAAGGGTGCATTCAGGATGCTCACTTTAAAGTTGGGTCAAGCAAACATTCCACTCCTAGTAACAAACCACACCTACGATGTCATCGGATCTTATGTCCCTACTAAGGAAATGGGAGGCGGCAGTGGCCTCAAGTATGCCGCGTCTACGATCATTTATCTCAGCAAGAAAAAAGAAAAGGATGGAACGGAAATTGTCGGAAATCTTATCAAGGCTAAGACGCACAAGTCGCGTCTAAGTCGAGAAAATAAAGATGTTACAATTCGCCTATATTATGATGATCGTGGTCTTGATCGATATTATGGTCTTCTTGAACTTGGTGAAATTGGCGGACTTTGGAAGAACGTTGCTGGTCGATATGAAATGAATGGAAAGAAAATCTATGGTAAAGAGATTATGAAAGATCCTCAAAAGTATTTTACTGAAGAAGTTATGGAAAAGTTAGACTCTATTGCTAGGGAGGAGTTTTCTTACGGTTCATAAATGTGCTTGATTTTATTCTAAAAATTTATTATGTTAACTTACTGTCTTTGGGATTGCTGTGGATAAAATTGAGTTTTTAATTTTAAGAAACCTTCTTCATAACGAAGAATATTGGAGGAAGGTTATACCTTTTATTAAGTCTGAATACTTTGAAGATTCCAATCAAAAAATTGTTTATGAAGAAATTAATTCTTTTGTAACTCAATACAATCAGATTCCTACTAAAGAAATTTTAAATATTGAGATCGAAAAACGTAACGATATTAATGAGCAAACTTTTAAAGAGATCTCTAAAATTATTAGTTACCTTGATAGTGATCCCGTTGAACAAGAATGGTTGATGGACACCACAGAAAAGTGGTGTCGAGATCGTGCCATATATCTGGCACTTCTTCAGTCGATTGGTATTGCTGACGGAAACGATGAGAAAAAATCACCCGATGCTATTCCTTCAATCTTGTCAGAAGCACTTGCTGTGTCTTTTGATAATCATGTGGGGCATGATTACTTAGAAGACTACGAAGAAAGATATGAGTCATATAATAGAAAAGAGTCTAGGATTCCGTTTGACCTTGAATACTTTAACAAGATAACAAAAGGGGGTCTTCCTAACAAAACACTTAATATTGCTCTTGCTGGAACTGGTGTTGGTAAGTCTTTGTTTATGTGTCATATGGCTTCTTCTGTTTTACTTTCAGGTAAAAATGTACTTTATGTTACTATGGAGATGGCTGAAGAAAAGATTGCGGAACGAATTGATGCAAATCTTTTGAATGTAAACATTCAGGATATCGCTGATCTTCCCAAACAAATGTTTGAATCAAAAGTTAATAACGTTGCTCAAAAAACACAAGGCACTCTTATAATTAAAGAGTATCCCACAGCATCAGCACATGCTGGGCACTTTAGGGCATTGCTTAATGAACTTGCACTTAAGAAATCATTTAAACCTGATATTGTTTTTATTGATTATCTTAATATATGTGCTTCTAGTAGGTATCGAGCAGGCAGTAATGTCAATTCATACACAGTTGTTAAAGCAATTGCTGAAGAACTTCGAGGATTAGCCTGTGAGGCAAACGTTCCTATCGTTTCTGCTACGCAAACCACTCGTTCTGGTTATGGTAGTTCTGATGTTGAACTAACTGATACTAGCGAATCTTTTGGTCTTCCTGCCACCGCTGATCTTATGTTTGCCCTTATTAAAACTGACGAACTTGAGGAGTTGGGACAGATACTTGTAAAACAGTTAAAGAACAGGTATAATGATCTTACTGTATTCAAAAGATTTGTTGTAGGTATTGACAGAGCAAAGATGCGGTTGTATGATTGTGAACAATCAGCACAAGAAGATTTGTTAGAAACTAAACAAGAGGAGTATGAATACGAAGAGAAACCAAGAAAATCTTTTGAAGGATTCAAATTCTAATATGGGATTTATCACAAGGGAGATGCGATCACAATTAGTTTCTAAAGATGCTCCTCATTATTATGAGGTAAAGATCAAGGGTCATCCTAATGGAGTCACACAAATGCATTGTGGCCAAGAAAAAGATGCCATTGATATATGTGAAAAATATTCTGGATCTGAATATATAAAGATCTATTTTCCCCATCCACCACATACTGTGGATGTTTCATACATTTCGGTTGATCCTGACTTTGAACTTCCGATGCAACAAATACTACCTGAATCTGAATTAGAACCACTTAACTTAGAACTATGACTGTTGATCCTGCAAAATATATTGAGTTTGTTGCTCAAACTACAAGTCGTCCTAGCACTTATTTTCAAGATCTAGGCAATCGACTTGCTGAACTAGAAGCACTGGGTGCTGATGTTCCAAAAATGACTACCGCTGCTTTGGGTATTACTGCTGAGGCAGGTGAGTTTGCTGAGATTGTGAAAAAGATCTTCCTTCAGGGTAAACCCTATGACGAAGCAAATATCGTCCATATGAAGAAAGAACTAGGCGACATTATGTGGTATATTGCTCAAGCGTGTATGGCACTAGACACTGATTTTGACGAACTGATGGCAATGAACGTTAAGAAACTAAGTGCCCGATATCCTGAGGGCACGTTTGATGTTCATTATTCCGAAAACCGTAAAGAGGGAGACCTGTGATTAAAATTGAAATGGATGTAAGGTGTGCGGCAGCAGTCCGTCAAGCACTTTTTACAGATACTAAGATCTATACATATGATTCTACTTGTTGCCCGCATAGGGTTACGGATATTCGTTCTGTAATTAATAAAATAGATTCACAAATTGAAGCAGAACTTCAAGAAGCAATTAATCTACAAACTGAGGAATAGGATAATGAAACTACTGACACTTGAAGATTATCAAAAAGCAGGCGAAACATTTTGGCCAAAGTATTGGTATATTGCTAAAGAACTTGGCGAAGAATCAAAACCTGAAGATATCTTGAAAGTTATGGAAACACTTGGTGGTGTTGCTTTAAAAGTTAAATTAGAAGAAAAAATGTCTGGACCTTTTGGGTTCAATAAGAAGGAGGAAGATGATTCAGACAACAACTGATGAAGTTTTTGTGCCAGAAGGTGCTGAACTGATTGATGATGTTTTCTGGATTTGGAAAACACGTTTCGGTCTTTACAGCACTATGACCAAAGAGGGTAGGAATATGCTTACTGGCGGCACAAAAGATGGCGCTATTATTATGACTCGATGGCATCTTCAATGCGAACAAGAAGGATGGCCAGAGGGTAGTGTTCGTGTTGTAAATACAGGTATTGTTGGCGGCAAGTTATGAAGTTTGATCTAACCATTGAAGACTACACAATCATTCTCAACGCCCTACACTATTATAAAAAGGTGGAAAAGAGAGGATTGTTTTCAGGTTATGATGATCAGACGATTAACAAATTAAGAGACAAACTAGCAAAACAAATTGTTTGGGAACAAGAGTAATATAAATATAAAAAAGTAATGTATAAAGAAGATGTCTTCATCAATGCAAAACTTTATGGGAGCGTATACTGCTGTCCATAATCTCGAGGCAAAAGAAGAATATTATTCAGAAAGAGATGTTATAAGTGAAATGAACACTTCTACTCTTTCCGACACTGATATTCGTGAAATTGTTGAGGAAGTATGTGAGACTTTGTTCAATCAAGAAATGACCTTGGACCAGGTCGAAACTATTTTTACTAATATTCTTGCCGAAACTAAAAACGTAGGTAGAAATAGAAAAACATCTAGACTTCTTGCTGCATTTAACGAAACATTTAATCGTATTAAGTCAAAAGCAAATAGACTTGAATCGTTTACCAAATATAGAGAGACAAAGAAACTTCAAGAAACCTGGTCTTCTAGATTTAATCAAGATAAAAGAATTCAAAGAAACCACGGTGCTTTAGTAGCAGCAGATTATAATGGTGTAAAATTAGGTCTACTTGAACTCTACAAGGGTAAACACGGTCAGTCTGAGAAAGAGTATCAGCGTGGAAGATCTGACGCTGGTAAGATGATCTCCGGCGATGA